TTCCTGGCTCTCCTCAGAAGCTTCTTCCTCCGGGCTCTCGGAAGCTTCCTCACTGACCGGCTCGCCGTTGATCGAGTCAATCTTAATCGTGGCATCACTGCCACTGACACTTTGCACCGTGCCGCTTATCGAGCACTCAATTTGATCCCCCTCTTCAGGAGGAACTCCGGATTCAGCTAACGAATTAACTGGAACCTTAGCTGTATAGCCTCCGCCCTTACTTATCCCAATAGCAATAGTCGCCATAAACTAAATATTAACCTCTTCTGTCTTAATGGAGTATGGTACTCCTTGTATGTCACAATTAATTGATAGAACTGGTTTAAAAATAAACCGCCTTTTTGTTGCCGGACCATCTGAAAGTCGATTCCATAGTGGTCGTAAACGCGTCTTTTGGCGTTGTCTTTGCGAATGTGGAAATATTTGCTGGATTGATGCAGAGAACCTTAGAAGCGGTAAGACCAGTTCCTGTGGATGTTACCGACAAGAAGTTCTGAAAAAAGGACAACTGCATTTGCTCGAACTTCGCAAAGAAGGATGGAAAAAGACGCCAACCCACGGCATGAGCGGCACCAAAGTCCATAATACTTGGATACGTATAAAGACACGATGCTTTTGTACAACCGACAAAACATATCCTTTCTATGGAGCCCAAGGTATAACAATGTGCGAACAATGGCGCAAAAGCTTTCCAGCTTTTTACGCACATGTTGGTGATCCACCCTCTCCGAAACATTCCATTGATCGCATCGACAACAAAAGAGGATATGAGCCGGGAAATGTGAGATGGGCAACTCGCCGAGAACAATGCAACAATCGCTGCAACACCGTTAGGTATGGCGGATTGACGATTGTCGATTTGTCTCATAAGTACCAAATCCATTTCGAACGGCTCAAATACCTTTTGCGCCAACGCGGACTATCACTCGCAGAAGCACTAGTTGAATGCGGAATCCATTCGACCAATCCTTAACTCCCGTTTACGCCGTTTCACATACTCAAGCATCACAAGCTTCCAGATCTAAATCGCCCAGTCACAAAACAGTGAACTTTTGTAAATCGTTGATTATCAGGTTGGCGTATATGCAGATTTCGTTTGCAATACAACCCCGTTCCACGTGCTGAGACAGACTGCGTTGAAGAAACCTTTCCACACGAGGGTCTTAAATTGCCCGAACGGGTTGGCTGAGTCCGGGTCGGTGATCGTGTACACCTTGGGATTAGTCGGGTTGCCTTCCCCGCCCAGTGCCGGACAGGCAAACGCGTCCTTGCCAAACACCAAAGCCGCAATCACCGCGCCGCCCGATACATAGGTGCCTTCCGTACCACCGCTGGTCTGATAGCAGGCATTGGTCGTCCTCAGCACCTTGATCCCGAACAACGTTCCAATCTCGCCTTTCCAAATATTTTGCGGCTTCTGGAACGCGCTCGCGTACGTCCAGGCGCTGCCCTGCTCCTCGATCAGATCGCGCTCCTGATCAGGACTAACCACTGCTACAAAACAGTTGTCATCGTATTCAACCGCCTTGTTAATCCGGAGCTCGGTGCAAACATCAATCAGGTCATCAGTGGAGAGCCGGCCTTGCTGGCCGGTTAAGGCGCTCAACGTCGTGAAATCGGTCGCCGTACCAGCGTAGCGTCTTGTGAATTTGGTCGGTTCTTCCGTGGTCCCGTTAATACAGCAATCACGAATCAACTGGTCGCACCACAACGCCGCTTCCTCGCCCATCTTCACCGTGAGCGCGTCAGCAGTGTTCAAAAACTCAGTCATATCGACCACGTCACTGATTTGCCCGTAGCCGCCGTATTGAGTCAAAGTCCTCGTGATAAACTCGAAGATCAGCTTCTGTGGCGCCGTGCTCGGCGGTTGACCTTCTGTCAACGTAATGACATTTGCCGTCGATGCCGGCGGCGGACGGAAATAACGGATCGTCTTAGCTCCCTGCCCTTCAGGCAGAGGTATCTGGTTAGCCAGAGGATAAAGCTGCAGAGTGTTAATCTGGTGCTCTAATAGTTTCTTCGCAAAATAAAGGCGGTATTCACTGGTTTTATCGACCGTGGTCACCGCCCCATAAACAGGAGGAGGCATATAATTTAACTACTTCTTCTAGAACCACGGTGCTCCATCGCGGTTAGCGCCCTTGAGCAGGTGTGCACGCATGTCTTTAGTCGAGAGCTTAGCAAAATCTGCCATACTCTCGACTTTTGAGCCGTTGCCCACACGCCCAGGAGCGCCCCCGCCGATACTGGTGTACCCCTGGTAGCGCCGTAGTTCGTCCTTTAACTTGGAATTTTCCGTCTGCGAATCCTTCAAGTCCGCTTCCAGTAGTTCCATTCGCGCCTGATGATATGCCGCAATGATCCCGCGCGGATGGCCGCGATAAGCATCGCCATTCTCGCCAGCCATAATTTCGCGCAGTTTGGTGTCCAGCCGTGTGCCCTCGCGCATAAACTCAGGGTCAGCCTTGGCTAGTTCCGCCTCGGCTTTGTCCCACATCGCTTTATGCTCGGGTGTACCGCGACGCGGCATTTCCACCGTGGTAGAAGAAGCTTTCTTGGCTTCTGCTTCCTCGGCTTCTATCTTCGCTAGTTCCTTGTCCGCCGCCTGGACCAAATCGTAACGTCCTTCGTTCTCCCAGTCCTGACGATAGCGTCGAAGCTCATCGACCGTATAGTCGCGCGGCTTAGGCTTGGCCGCTTCAGTCGCCTGGGCGCGTTCCAGAGCGAACGCTTCACGCTCGCGCTGGAATGTTTCCCGTTCGGCTTTAAAAGCTTTCCGAGCTTGCCGCATCTGGAAATAAGCACTCGGCTTCTTTACAGACTTGGGTGTTTCATTGCCCTTGGCAGAAGACTCAACAGTTGAACTGCCCCTGTCCGAACCGCTTTCACTCCCCGATCCGTGATCAAAGGATTCTCCCTCTGAAGAACTGCTCGTACTTGGCGCTGCTACTGCCGTTTCCTCTGGCATATCATTTAGCGTTTTTAACCGATGGCTCCACGCCCGCCTTGCACCCAGGACCAGTCATCGGTTGAACCGGCCTGTGGCGGTGTGCCCTCCACTAGATTGCTTGAGCTTTGCAAAGCCTCCTCCTGTAGAGGGAAAACACGCAATCTGTGCAAGACAGCTAGCATATTCTGCATCCCACGTGCCTCAGCATTGGCGCAAACCGAATGCCGGTAAACAGCGTTGAACGTCGTGTTAGCTACAATCTGACGCAGAAATTCAAAAAGTTTTATACCACAACTTGACCGACAAAAAAGATCAAAACTTGCGCGCTCCTCCGGTGTCCAGTCCACTGCACGCAAAATCGGCGCGGAAAGAACCACGCGCAGATACCATCTCAGGATCGTATTCATTCCACCGGCAGACCTCCGCTGCCATTGGGCATCGGTACCCCGGCGCTCGGTTGACCCGGAATCGGCGGCGCCGGAGGCGGCGCACCACCAGGCACCGGAGGCACGCCACCGGCTCCCAGAGCAGGCGCTTCACCCGGCACTCGGCCGCTGCCGCGTAAAGAAGCCAGTGCGCCAGTAGCCGCAGCTTGAGCATTTTGCGCCTGCTGCATTTGCTTGGCCGTCTGCGCTACCTTGGCAATAAAGGGCGCAATCTGCTGAGCATGTGCTTTCCAGTATTGCGGGTCGGCTTTCGCCGCCTGGATATGCATACTCATATGTTGCATGAACGTCCCCATTAACGGCGGCGGAATCGGTTTACCCTGTTGCGCGCTCCAACCAATAAACCCGTCACAGACCGTCAAATGCACCACATGCTCGTCGTTCGGCTTAACCTGCGGCAAAAACCCATCCAGCATGATCGAGTTCTCAATCGCTTGCTGTTCCTGTTGATCCGCCGCCGCATCCTGCGGCTCCTCGTAAATGTCGCTCACCCATTGCGCATCGCTCAGCTCGATTATCTTGCGGTCAATCTCAAACGTCTTGATCCACGGGCTACCCTGGCTCAATTGCCGCAATTGCATCAGTTTCTGGATCTCCCGTTCGCGACTATAGCCATCAACAGAACCGTTAGGCCGCAACACGTATTTATTGTCAAAAGCCGCGTCATCCAACGTGATCCGTTCCTTGCGCCAGAAATAATCCAGACTCTGCCTGTCATATTGCTTCAATAATCCCCAGCATTGCTCAAACACTCGCGTCATTGACCCTTTCAATATCCGCGCCCGCAGATCATTGGACTGCTGCATTACATTTGTAATGACATTGGTTTCCGTTGCCGTTTTATTGCCTGTTGGCTGGTTCGGACCGGCAACACCAAAATCAGGGATGCCCACGCGTTGCTCTGCCATAGAACGTGTACTAGCGAGTTCTTCATCGAAACTAACCGGCGGACTCGGTTGCTGGACAAGTTGCAGTACCGAGTCATAAACCGCACCAGGTTCCCACCGGATATTTTGAGCATTGATGCTCCC